GTGCCGTCGGGAATAACACTAAAAGATTGAGTAAATGCATCTTCCGGATTCCCCGTTAATTGCCCTAAGTCGCTACTCCAAAAATTCATAATTTTTCCTCGGTGGTTTGTAGTGAAGTATTTAATAAATGTTTATAAGCAAAATTCTCACTTGATGCCCATGTAGATTCATCTTTTGGGTTGTAATGCCATAATATGGGTGCGCGCGGAAGTCCGCACTCGTTCATGTATTGAGATTGAGAGGATATTATAATCTCTTGCTTATGGAGCAATTGTTGTCGCTCGCCATCCTTAAAAACATATTCTCCATTATTTGCTTTTTTTAAAAGTTCGCCGATTTGACGAACTTTTCTGTATTTTTTAATCCAAATATTTATATCAAACTCCATCCTTATGTTCCTCCTCGTAATAAGACTCGACTGCGTGTTTGACCTCATTTAAGTCATTAGGTATAAGAAGCTCTTGAAACATATCAATGGGACTTTTAGCGAGCCGGTCACCATCGAATTGCGTTTGAAACCTGTATTGACCATCCATAACCCTAGAATGCAATATCGTAGTGAACATTCCTTCAATTGTTATTTTTTCATCCAATAATTTCCCAATTGTTTTGCAGCGTGCTACTCCATGGATATCGGTATCGCTATGACATAGTACAAAACACGTTAAGTCAGAGCGTGTATTAAGAAGCGAATTAATAACCAACCAGAAGTGCTGGGCAATCTCGGAGAAGCGGTCGTATCCTTTTTCTAAGGCTCGCCGCATAAATTCATTGGCCATCAAATACTGAATATCATCTATAACCAACGTTGTAATATCTTTGCGTTCTTTGTTAACAAACTCGATTGCTTTTAAGATGTTATTCCATTGGTCGCTTATATAATAATTACCTTCTTTATCTTTATTAGAAGTTAATAATTTATAACCAGCTCTAGCAGAACGAAATGGTAGCGGCTTATCAAGAACGCTAATAATAAAAGTAGACTTAGGATCAAGAGTACGGATACTGGTGGATTTACCAGTGCCGCTTTGACCTATAATTAGAACAACGTTAGACATTACGACCTCGCTTTAATAGTAACGGATGGTTTAGAGGGTTTTTTTTCTATGAGCAGCGATAAAGCATCTCTAACACTTAACGGAGCCTGCATCATATATTGGTCGCATAATTTTTTGTCTACGGTGTAAGAAACAGAAGACTTAACAGGATTAAATTCAGCAGGCAGATACACGTCACCGGATTCATAAGCCTTTTTATCCAAGGAATAAATAAAGGGAGTTTTACATTCTATTTTCCATGTTTCATATTCATACGACTTTTGCCCTTCATGATTATGTCCTAATTCATCTATAATAAGCGATGTTAGTTCTTCTTTGCGCTTGGTAAGCTTGGCCAGCTTTTTATTAAGCGTTTCCATTTCTAAAATATATTCATTCAACATAATTACCTCTTTACTTTGATTAGTCTACGCCGGTAATGACGTAAGATTATTTTAGTAAATCTATTTACTATTTGTCAATAGAATGTTTATAATAATTTACGGAGAATATTATGACGCTAGAAGATTTAAAAAGTTATTTTATCAACGGCAATCAATTTGAGGCGAAAACAGGCTTGTCCCATGTGAATTGGCACAACTGGTTTAAAAAGAAAGGATATATTCCTATCGGTTCTCAAAGACGCATTGAAAAAATAACTCAAGGAGCTTTAAAGGCATCGTTAGAGGATTTACCGGATGGACAATTATGAGGATATGATACAGGAGCTGGAGCATCTGCGGGCTTATAAGGCTGCGCAAGAGGGGAAGGCACTTAATCGAGCATTTGCACGCTTGGAACAATTATTGTCAAGTGTGTCTTTTGATCCTGTTATTTCTCTGCGTGCTTTTCGAGTGATTGCAGACTGTTTATTAACTTTAAGAGATGAAATAAATCATGACCAAAGAAGAATTAAGTAAGTTGCGAGAATACGCCACCGTGCATCCTGCATTTGTAGAGGCATGGGAAAATTGCCAAAAAATTACTGATGGTTTGTCAAGAAAAGACCAATCCTTGATGTTTTGGGTGGCTGGGTATTTGTGCGCAAAAAATGATTTAAAAGAATGGGCAAGTGATTAATTGCAAAAAATAAATACAAATACACAGGAGACAAAATGAACACTGTTTTAATTGAGAAATTGTTAAGTATTTTAATTAAAGATGAAGAATCGCCCACCACGTGCGCAACTACTTCGCCATGGAAAACAGGAAATAATTATTTCATTCGTACGGTAACAATGCATTTAGTTGGCGAATTGATTTATGTTGACGATAAAGAGCTTGTTTTAAGAAAAGCAAGCTGGATTGCGGATTCTGGACGATTTCATGACGCTTTAAGAAATGGAGAGTTTTCTGAAGTAGAGCCATTTATTAATGATGTCATTGTAAATCGCAATTCTATTATTGACGCTACTGTTTTTGATCATGAATTACCCGAGAATCAAAAATGATTATATTAAAAGGAAATGAATGGTCTGCATCCAGGCCTAGGGCTACGTCTAGGTCTTGGTCTAGTTCTTGGTTTTGGTCTAGGTCTTGGTCTTGGTCTTGTTCTTGGTCTAGGTCTTGGGGTTCGTGAAAAATAACAAAATACACAGATAGAATTACTGGGGAATGAAGAATGACAGATACATTTAGAAAAAAATACAACTCTAATCCGGAACTAAAAGAGTTTGCGGATGAGATTAAATATTTAGCTGAAGACTTAGAAAGACATATTAATTTAATTAAGTCAGGACGGGAAAGATCATTGGCATTAACTAATTTGGAACAGGCTGTGATGTGGGCTGTAAAGGCAATATATATTACGGCAGATAAAGATGACTGAAACCAAAAAAACAACATGTGACGGCTGCCAAAGATTTTTGCATATAACCGACAATAGTATTGATTATAGATTGAGATTAACTTGCGAACGAATACCACTAACAGAAAGCTGGGTAACGGACATGATGAGATATCCGATTATTAAAGAGGATAAGCATTTTTGTTCTCTGGGTTGCCTTCAAAAATGGAGTATAGATGAATGATTGACTACGAGAAGTTGAAAGAGGCGCATGAGCTTGCTAAGCACGCGAAAATTGATTTAGTAACAACGGTGCGAACTTTTGCGGGGAGTTTTATAGATGATAATACGATTAGATGCGTACCATGTTAAGCAATTATATTTACAAACCGTTTCCTATAAAAGCGCATTAAAGGGATTCCTGGATGATGGCATTTTATATGATGAAGGGAAGGATAAGCTTAAAGAAATTGAATTATTATTGAAAACAATAGAGGAATATAACGAGGTGTATAGATGATCCAAGGAGAATATCATTTACATGAAAATGGCAATTTAATTTACAAGCCCCATGGCGATGTAGATCGTGACAGCCATGCGGTTATTGAGGTATGGCTTGCTTCTTGTATTGGTAGAACGCCTCAATCATTTTGTGAGTGGTTAAAACAAGCTTTCGAGCTTGGCGCAAATAAGGAAAGAATCTTGGAGTTGGGGAATAAGAATAAATTAGATGAGTATATTCCTGAATGGAAAGAGATTGTAGGAGTTTTATAGATGATTAAGCGCATTAAATGCCTGATCGGACTTCACAAATATTACGTTTTAATTCATTTAACTAAGTGCTGCCGCAAATTAGGATGCAGGCATTGCAATAAAGAATTTGCGATGAATGACAATCTTCAAGTTATCGTGCCTTGGGACGATGAATTTGAAGAAATTTATAAGATATTTGGGGTTTTATAGATGAGAGTAGAAGTGACTGTGGAATACGAACCTACGCCAGAAGAATTGGCTATTGAATTTTGCAAATTATATGAAGACGGGCAGGCAAAATTTTTTAATAGAGTTGCTGAAATATTTAATCATCCAAAGCATAGCCTAACAATGCAGCTTGAATATATTTCTCAAAGCAAGCTATTAACCAATGAAGCCACGCATCTAATGGGCAAGATAGGTGAGTATGCGGAGCATAACAGATGAATGATTTCAAGAAAGACGGAAAATATGAAATTTATTTTGAAAAAAGAAATGATGATGCATACGAAGTTTTAGGCTGGTGTCCAGATGACGATTGTTTTGTGTTTGTAGAAACCATGAATCGTGAGGAATTAAAAAATTTTCGTAACATGATCCATAATCTTCTTTTAGATTTGAACTTGGAACTTAATTATGAATGATGATTTAGTAACAATTCCTCGCATGCATTTTAACGACTTAGCATGGGCAGCAGTTCGATATGCTCTTGGTAGAAAAACTTACATGGTCGCTACGGTTTGTGATGTTTTGATAAAAAATGCTGACAAGTTATATAACCAAAATCGTGAAAAAATGACGCATGAAATTCTTAGAGCGATTGAAACAGGCAGCGCGGGCATGCCAGTGGACGTAAAAGACTGGCAGAGAGTTCTGGATGCTTTTGAGAAGATAAACAATGAATAATTTTACGAAAGAAGAGTTAGAAGCCATTAAATATTGGTGCAGGGAAAATCATGATTTGGTCGATAAAATCCAATCCATGATTGATAACTATTGTGAGCATTTAATGGGCATAAATATTGAAAATGGCAAAAAAGAATGCATGAAATGTGGAGGAGTAAAATGATAATCAGTGAAGAAGATAAAGTACGAAAATTATTATTACAGCCCGTTTCAATCGATTGGGAAATGAATATGGCGAATTACATAGCAGGAAAACTTCTAAATAATGAGAAATGCAAGAAAAATTACGCGAGAATATTGGCTCTTGCCGCTCTTAAAATCCATGATGCGCTGAGGTATGAAAATGATAATCAGTGAAAAACATGCCGACGTATGCATCTGTGGCCATCATACCAACCGACACGAAGATACTGATATATGGAAAAGAAGAGATTAAAAAAATAAAACTTCGCTTATATGCGTTATATCAATATGACGGGCTTGTTGATACGGGAAATCTTATTTCAAAAATAAACTCCATGACTGATAATTATGGCGAGTCTCATAAGGTAATAAATGACCAATAATTCATCCATACTCACCTTTAACAAACGCCTCCCCACGATGCCGTGCTATATTTGTGGACAAGACGCTCCTAATGGCATAAAAAGTTTTAATCGTTACAAAAATAAATGGGTTATAAGACATAAGGAATGCAAAAATGACCGAAACAGTAAACCATCCTCAGCACTATAATTCTTCAAACGCCAAGTGCTCGTGTGGGCGCACCATAGAATGTTTATCCGTAGTTCGTTATCTTAATTTTAATTTAGGCAATGTGGTCAAATACATTTGGAGGCATGAGCATAAAGGAGGCATAGAAGACTTAAAGAAAGCCTTGTTTTATCTTCAAGATGAAATAAACAGACTAGACAAACCTAGAAAATCTACTAATTGCGATTATTCCGAGCATTTTGAAATCTGCTATAAAAATCCCAGCGATTAAGATACGATAATGGGCGCAAGTGTTTGCCCACTTAAGCCCATATGCATTCGATACGCCAAGATATACAACCCATGAGGGTGGGACATAGGTTATATGGACAATATTATACCAGTATTACTATAAATTTAAAGCCCGTAGTGGATAGACCACACGGGCTTTTTTGTTTTATCAGGCTAATTAACTCAAGGAGCTATGCAATGAGAAGTATACCATCACCACAGCCAAATGAAATACATTATGTGTATTACGGATGGCAAGAAAACCCTATTTGCATTCAAGTTAGAGTTGAAAAAAATGAGGGAAAAGATTTTTACACCTTAAAACATGACCATGGAGTATGGAAAAGAGGCGCACCAGACGGGGGAAAGCCTATTTATAATCTCTTATCTATAAAAAAAAACCCGGATAAACCTATTTTATTTGTGGAAGGAGAAAAAACTGCTGATGCCGCCATTAAATTATTCCCTGATTTTAATGTAATTACGTGCTTAGGTGGTGCTTCTAGCCTTCATAAAGCCGATTTAAGCGCATTAAAAGATAAGACAGTGTATTTATTCCCTGATAATGATAAAGCCGGATATAAGGGAATGGAAAAGCTTAAAGATGAGCTTGTATGGGTGGCTAAAGTTGTTTATTTGATAGATATAAAATCCCTTGGGGTAAAAGAAAAATGGGATTTGGCGGATTTTAATGAAGATAATGACGAGGTGGATTTCGATGCTATAAAGGAGCTTTTTAATATAAAACCATCTGATGAATTATTTTCCATTGACCGATACCCTCACCTTTCTGATTCTTCTCGCCCAAAACCTCTTGATACCTGTGAAAACCTGCGCGCTCTTTTGGCTCATTATAAAATCACGGTTCGATGGAACATGTTAAAACATATACGTGAAACGACCATTCCACATATTAATTTTTATGAGGAAGAAGCTGACAATGCGTCCTTAAACTATATTATCGACTTGGCCGTATTGAACGGCTTGCCTCATAAGCGATTAGATAAACACCTAGACCAAATAGCTTGGGAAAATACTTATCATCCGGTGCGAGACTGGATATTAAGCAAGCCACTTGCCGATGCTTCGGTTTTTTCTAAATTCCTCTCCACCATACAAACTACCGATAATGATTTGGCATATATTCTAATTAAACGCTGGATGATTTCAGCTATTGCCCTTCTTTTCACCGAAAAGGGGTTTTCCGCACAGGGAGTGCTCGTTATTCAAGGAGAACCGCACACCCACAAATCAAGCTTTGTAATGTCTTTGGTTCCTGAGCCATTGAAAGCGGTCAAAGGAGGTCTATCTCTTGACCCTTCCCGCAAAGATGACATTTTAACTGCTTCAGAATATTGGATATGCGAATTAGGTGAATTAGATGCCACGTTTAGAAAAGCCGATATTGCTCGTTTAAAATCTCATATTACTAATGACATAGACGATGTTCGACGACCTTATGCCATCCGTAATAGTCGTTTAATTCGGCGCACAGCGTATGCGGCCACTGTTAATGAATCCCATTTTTTAGTGGATTCTACTGGTAACCGTCGATGGTGGACGATTAGTCTTACTGAGCCTATTGACACGCGGCATGGGCTAGATATGCAGCAAATATGGCGATATGCCTATGAGATGTATATCCAAGGAGAATCACCGTTTCTAAGCAAAGACGAATTGAATCTTCTTAATGAATCCAATAAGAAATTTGAGTTTATTGATCCGTTCGAAGAAAAACTGGAGCAATTCTTTGATTGGGAATGGCCAGAACGCATATGGATGACGGCTACCGAGGTGTTAGAAAAAATAGGTTACGAAAAACCTAATAAGTCCGACGCAACGCGCATGGGATCACTTTTGAAAAAAAGAAACATTCCAAAAGGAATAGGCCGGAAAAGACGGCATTACCATATGCCAAAATTTTTAAATTCTAACGAGGAATGGTGACACGTGTGACACATACCGTGACACCATATTTTGTTGGTGTCACTCCTATAACCATTGCTGGTATTGGGCTTTATGCGTTTAGTGACACCTGTGACACCTATATAATATATAAGTATAATTATTTATTAATATATATATGCATATATATACCCCTATATAGGGAAGTGTGTGTCATATGCGTCACAGGTGTCACCATTCCCTCTATAACCCTTGCTGGTATTGGGTTTTTAGGTGTGACACCATAGGTGTCACCTTTTGTTGATGTGTCACGCTTAGTGTCACATTTTGGGGTTTTTATGACTTTTTTAGAATTTTGTCGCAAAAACGGATGTGAACTTTTAAAAGATGATGTGACGTTTATAAAAAAATGCTTAAGCACTTTTTCTAAAGGTCGCCATAAGATTATTTTGCGTGTTTATGTTGATGTGTGGGTTAAGGCTATGGCAGACTGTAAAAATATTAGTATGAAACAAAATGCGGGACGACGAGCAGCTAATTTATATTTACTAGGGGAAGTTGATGAAACATCAAGGAATAGTTAAGTGGTTTAATGAATCGCGCGGATTTGGATTCATTGAGAGCGAAGGACAGGAGTATTTCGTGCATTATAGCGGTATCAATACCCCAGGATTTAAAACGCTTAAAGACGGTCAGAAGGTTAGTTTTGAGAGTACCAAGCGGCCAAAAGGATTGACCGCTATTGAGGTGGAAGTGATTTATTAACGTTCGCCATTTTCACATCGTGTAGTTATATGTCCCTCGGCGGCATGAATGGCATCTTTTTTTGTTTCATACCATTCGTCGCTTTCGGCGCAGGGTAGAGATTCATTATTGAAATAAATTAGATAAAAATAGCCAGCAGGTTCATGAGGGTGAATTTCATACGAATAACCAATATCACCATGTTTTATTCTTTCTTTCATAAAAGCACCCAGAATAATAAAATTAAAGCCACGGTACTTAACAAGCACATGATACCGGTTAGGATTTCAAGAGTTATTTCTTTCGTTGTCATTGGGTTGTTCCTGTTTTATTCGGTATTGTTGAAGGGTTTGTATTGCGTTAGTTAGTTCAAGTTCTAAGGTTTCGATTTGATCGAGCGTTAGTAAGTCAAATCCCCGAAATTCACATAAACCATTGTCTATATTTACTGTTACTTTGTGGCGCTCATCTGTGCATGCGCCTACTTTAAAATTAATCTTCATTTCTATCATTCTCGTATTTCCAATCATCTGCATGTTCGTCTTGATATGCTTGTTGTTGTTGCTGGATTTCGGCATCAATCCAATCCTCATCGCCGTGGAATTCCATAATTTATCCTTTGTAGTTTGTTGGGATGTGTAAATAGTAAATTGTTTTACTATTATTGTCAATGCATCATCATGCTTTAATTTTGTCCATCATATAAACACTGGTGTGTCTCGTCTTATCAACAGATTTATCCTCAGATTTTGTGGAAAAATTGACGTGGTTCTTAAGCTCGTCTATGATTAGCTTAATATCTTCTCAGGAGAATTTCATGTCTTATCGTGATGATGATTTCAACTACGAAAAACCCGATAACAGTCATTACAGTGTTCCGTCTATGTATGGAAAAATAGTGCGCGAACAGTATAACGAACAGTCTAAGTATTGTGAGCCTGGTGAAGCTGGTGGCGGCATGCGAGGCGAGCATCGTAATGAGCAAGCAGGGCCATAACGTCGGACACTAAAAGGACAAATCATGGCATTTACTGAATCGTCCTATGATCCAAAGTTTTGCGAAACAGCCGTTGATGTCTTATCCGAGGGTAAGAGCTTGGCGGCTGTTTGTGTTGCTATTGGCGTGGCTCGTTCCACACTTTACGAGTGGCGCGACAAATACCCTGACTTTAAAAAAGCCATCGAAATGGGTTTGCAGCACGCTCAGTTAAGGTTTGAAGAATTAGGCTTAAAAGGCATGTCGGGTGAAATTAAAAACTTTGCGGGCAGCTCTTGGATTTTTACTATGAAAAACCGATTCCGAGATGATTACGCCGAAGACAAGAAAGAAGACAAATCACCAGCGGAATCCGTTCTCGAACAAATCCTATCCGGCAAAATACAAGTAAAGAATGATGATCAAAAGAACTGAGCAGAAATGCGACGTCACCTGAACGCCATCTTGTAAAGCGTATGCGTTATTTGGCACTAGGGTTTGAGAGTTGAGCCATGAGCTTGTTGGGGGTGAAAATCCCCCCGATTCGCCAAAGGAGTTTATGTTGATTGATGTATTTGACCTGCAACAATTCGCCCCTGCATTCTTGAAAATAGCCGACAAATCCGGCAATTTAATCCCCTTTAGATTTAATCGCGCGCAACAGTACGTTCATGCTCGCATCGAAGACCAGCTCAAACGAGTTGGCTATGTGCGTGTCAACATCTTGAAAGGCCGCCAGCAAGGTATATCAACGTACATTCAAGCACGGTTTTTTCATCGCGTATTAACAACAAAAGGCACGCAGGCTTTTATCCTGACGCATATGGCTGATGCTACAAAAAATCTTTTTGAGATGACGAAGCGTTTCAATAACAACCTGCCTCAAGGACTTGCTCCGAGTGCTGACAAAGACAACGATAACCGTTTGATGTTCGATAAAATAGGCTCAGGCTATCGGGTGGGGACAGCAGGCAGCAAAGAAGTTGGTCGGTCAATGACGAACCAGTTAATGCATTTATCCGAATATGCATTTTATGAGAACGTCGCTCAAATCAAACGTGGCGTTGAGCAAACAGTAGCTGACATCAGCGGCACCGAAAAGATAAAAGAATCCACGGCAAACGGCATTGCTAATGCGTTTTATCTCGATTGGCAAGATGCAAAAAACCAAGAATCGGATTGGGAAAACATTTTTATCCCATGGTATTGGCAAGATGAATACACAAGAGACGCCACTCATCTAGTCTTAACCGATGAAGAGCGCGACTGGATGCACTTATATCAACATGATGGATTGACGATTCAGCATCTTGCTTGGCGACGACATAAGCTCGCAGACTTTGACGGGGATTACGACCAAAAAGCGAAAGGATTCTCGCAAGAATACCCGTTCACGGATGAAGAGGCGTTTTTAAACTCGGTCACCGATACTTTTATTACAGTTGACCCGGTACAGCGCGCCAGAAAAAACGATATCGAATCGGAAGCCGCCCTGATTATTGGCGTTGACCCTGCTCGAAGCGGTATCGACCGGTCGGCGGTTATTAGAAGACGCGGCCGAAAAGCCTGCAAGCTAGAAACGTTTCAAGGTTTAAACACCATGGAACTTGTCGGAAAAATAAAACACATAATCGATACGGAGCGACCACACAAGGTTTTTATTGATTGTATTGGACTGGGTGCCGGCGTTGTAGACCGCTTACAAGAAATGGGATATGCGTGTGTAGAGGGCATCAATGTGGCGCGTTCGGCTAACAACAAAGACCGATTTGCTAACTTGCGCGCTGAATTATGGAGTGAAATGCGGGACTGGTTTAATCAGGATATGGACGTGGACATTCCAGACGACCCTGAGCTGCAAAAAGAATTATGCGGTCTTGGATACAAATACAACAGTAATGGCAGATTGCTTATTGAAAGCAAAGAGGAAGCAAAGAAACGCGGCATGCGGAGTCCCGACAAAGCAGACAGCTTAATGCTGACATTCGCTTATGGGCAACATGTCGGGGAATCCACTTATCAAACCCCTAAAGCACCGCCAAATTTCAACAGCATGTTCACTTGAAGTGACGTTTTGTGTCACAATTGACTAATTGTTAACAAGGATTGACAAACATGGTCAAAAAAGCAGTGAGAGTTGCAAAGCGCGCCAGAATCGCGGCTGAAAAATGGCGTCAATACTGGCAGTACAACATCAATAACTATCACCAAATGCATGAGTTTGTTCTTGGGAAACAATGGGAAGACGAAGAACAGAACATGCTCAAAACATACAAAAAAGTTCCGCTAACTTTTAACAAGCTTGGTACGTTAGCCAATAATCTATTGGGCGAGCAGCAGCAAAATACGCCGCAACTTCAGGTTATACCCATGGAGAACTGCGACGAAGAAACTGCTCATCTGCGGGAGCTTATCGTTAAAGACTTAATATTTAGCTCTGGTGCAAAAACAGCTTATCAAGTGGCCGCCGCCCAAGATGCTATCGGTGGTTTTGGCGCGTTTTTGTGGGATACCGCTTATGCACATAAGAAGTCGTTTGACGTAGATATTGTGGCGCGCTACTTCAAAGACGCAACGCTTTGTTATTGGGATGTTGGCGCGGAACATCGCAATAAAATTGACGGGATGGTGTGCGGCTATTTATCTCGGATGACGCGTCTTAAGTTTCGCGAGGTGTTTGGGCGCGATTTGGAAGAAAAAATAACTCATATTGATGGTATTTCCGCCCCGGCGGAAGAAGTCGCTCTCGCCACTGATACGAACGGTCAAGGTGAACCGTTTTCATGGGTGGACGATGACGGCATTACGATTCAACATCATTATGAGCGGAAATTCAAAAAAGATACGTTATACAAGTTATCGAACGGTAGCATTTACAATCAAGAAGAAATGGACAACCTGGTGGAAAAGTCCCGGGAACATGTTCTCCAGCTTGAAATGATGATGGGGTTGGGGGCTGGAATTGATGAAGGCGAAGGCGATGTTAGCGGAGCTGCGCAAGAAATTGTTAGTGCTTCAGAAGATGTAATGACGCTCTATGACCGTGGCGAGCCTGTTCGTATTGTAGATAGTCGCTCAATTAAGAAAAGTATTATTCATTATTATAAGCTTGCAGGTGACTATATTCTTGAAGATACGGTGTTTCCAGCGGAAAACCTACCATTAATCTTTTTATCGAGCAAAAGCTATTACGATAAAAATGGGAAGCAAATTACCAAGTCATTTTTTGAAGACGCCAAAGACGCTCAGAGATATCTGAATTATTTAGGAACCCAATCAGCGTATATGCTTAAAGTAAGTCGATACGACCAGTGGATTGGCAGCAAGAAAAACGTATCTAGTAATGACACCGCGCAAGTATGGCGTGACCCATTATCCGTTCAAGGCATGCTTACTTTTGATGAATCTCCCGGGGGTGTTGTGCCTCAACAAACGCGGCCTCCTGAGCTATCCCAATCATTGCTTACACAATATGAGCGAGCAATGAATGACTTATATACTTCTACGGGACTTTATCCAACACGATTGGGCGAGCAAGGGAATGAGGTGTCTGGAGCCGCGATTGATGCTCGAACACGCCAAGGAAGTTATGCAACTTTTACGTTCTTTAATGCGATTAACATGGCGATTACAGCAGGCGGTCAAATTGTTAACGAAATGATTCCCGTGGTTTATGATGCCGAAAGAACAATTTCATTAATGACGCCTGATGAAGGGCAAAAGACGCTCGTTATTAATCGACAAGCCGACGAGTATGGAGAAATTATAGAAAATGATATTCGTCAAGGAACCTATGAAGTGCGATTAATTGCCGGCCCAAGTTATGAAGGACAGAAGGCGCAAGCATTAGAATCCCTTAACATGGTTCTTCAGGCCAATCCGCAATTACTCAATCTATTCGCGGATTTGTACGCTGAAAACTTACCACTTCCAAATACAATCGAGATTAAGAACCGTCTTAAAACGATTGTGCCACCTCAAATTATTGAGGCAGGAAAGACTGGAAAGCTTCCTCAAGACCAATCAAATCAGCCATCACCTGAACAGCAAG